ATGAAGAGTTGTTGGTTGAAGATTTTATGCGATCTCGAGGTGCTGGTGACACACATTTAACAATGAAGTATCACAATTTGATATTGAATAAAGTAATGGGTACATTAGCTAAAGTTGAAGTTACCGACAGTACAGATAATGTTGAAATGAAGAAGTTAGCGTTTGCAGAAGCACTCGCTAAAATAACCGGAATCAAAGAAGATAAATAATATTATGCCATTAAACAAATCAAAATCACCTAAAGCATTCAGTGAGAATGTTAAGAAGGAAATGGAAGCTGGAAAGCCCCAAAAGCAGGCCGTAGCAATTGCTTATGCAGTCGCCGGCAAGAAAAAGCGTACTGGCGAAAAGATCAGCAAAAGTATCAAAGCTGACAAAACTAAAAGGAAATCAAAATGAAACCAAGTAGAGATCAAGAAGATAAGGGCCTAGCTTTCAACGGACAAGGTGGTGAAGGTTATAGTCATAATAGTAGAACAAGATCAGTTCAAACAAACCATCACACTGGTACAATGAATGAAGGTAAACTAGTTAATAAAGGTCGTGGACCAACTCGTGGTAACCAAGACAATCCAGCTGCTAAAGTTGGACCTCCAGCAACTAAAGATGCATTTAGACGTGCACCTGATCGTGTTGGTGTAAGTGGTAATGAGCGCCCAACTGTTAAGAACATTGATAGCCAAAATTATGGTAAGCAAGAACGCAATCCAGGTGGCACACGTAGTTGGGATCCTAAGAAAGGTCAAAACTATAGCGGTAATCCTGACATGATTCGTATTGGTCAATCAGGTGGCCCTGCTTATGGTGGCATAAGCAAAGGTAAACAAGTTAATAAGAGTACACCAAATACTTTTAATTATGGTCCTGACAGTCAATATTAATCTAAGGAACACAAAATGAAAAAGTCAATGTCACATAGTCATATGAAAAAAGCAGAACATCATATGGAACAAGCTCACAAATGGATCAGTAAAGCAATTGAGCATCCAGGCGCATTACATAAAGAATTACATGTACCAGAAGGTAAAAAGATTCCAGCTAAGAAATTGGCTGCAGCAGCTAAAAAGCCCGGCGTAGAAGGCAAACGTGCACGTTTAGCAGAAACATTAAAAAGCTTTCACAAGAAATAAAAGGCAAACAAAATGACAACATTAAGAACAGATATTATTCCTAATTTATACGCTAACCCAATTCAAGGTATTAGCAAAGCTAGCCCTGCAGTAGTTACAGTTCCTGTTACTGCTCAAATCGTTAGCGCAACTGGTACAATTGGTACAGTTACTGGTTCAGGTACATTAAGTGCACCTTGGACTGCTACTATTACAGGTATGACAACAACTGCTGGATTATTAAGTGGTGAAATCATTACAAGTACTGCAGGTACAGGTACATTTGCAGCTGGTGGCTCAGTATATATTAGTGCAGTTTTAGGTAATCAAAGCATTACAATCAATAAAGTAGGTGGAACAATTCCAACTGCAGGTACAGTTACAAACATTACTGCTCCAGCAAGAAGCACATTGCCCATTTTTATGAACAATGGTGATCCTATATTGTTTACACACCCAAATAACAGATTTACATTTGCTTCAACAACAGGTGTATTCGTAGCTAATGAAACTTTTAGCCAAGCAACAAGCAATGCTACAGGTATCGTAACTGGTGTATATCCAACTTACATTACTTACAAAGCAACTAGTGGTGTAGTAGATACAAGTCACGTTGTTACAGGTGGAACAAGTGGTGCTACAACAACTCCAACAGCAGTAACTGGTATGAATCAATTATTGACTGCAGGTGTAAATGGTACAAATGAATATTATGCTAATATATTAACATCAACAACATTTGCATTGTATACAGATAGCGGTTTAACAACTCCTGTTGACAGTTCTACATTTACAACTGCAACTGCAAATACTGGACAATATACAACATTTAACACAGTTGTGATTACAACACCTTAAGGTAAACAAATATGTCAACAACACCATATCAAAAAGTAGGTAATACAATATTTGTAACTGCAGCGGCAACGCCAGGTACAGGTAATATTTCACCTGCAAATGCTAGCAATAGTTTCAGTAAAATTCAAGGTCCATTGTTTATTAAAGTAGACAATGTTGATAGTGCAAACATTGCATTCTTGAATTGGGGACCAAGCAGTTCAGGCATCACTGCAACTATTGCAAATAGTAGTAGTTCTGGTACAGGCATTTGCATTCAACCAAAAGCAACTGAAATTATTCAATTGCAAACTACAGGTTTATCAACAGGTACTGCAACAATTTATTTTAGTGCTGCAAGTGCTGCAACTGCTAATTTGTACATTACACCTGTTATATCAGCAGAATTCGTATAAGAGAACAATTATGAAAATGACTAACCCACAACAAAAAGAAATCAATCAAAAGCGTGGTCCTACAATGGGCAATGAAGGTAATCCTACAAAGCGCAGAGAATTTATTGATGAGAAAAAAGATGGCAACAGAAAACAACTTGCTGATATGATCAACAAAGCTTTAGTTGTACGTGGACGTGGTACTCGTGGTAAAGACGAGCCCGGCGTAGAAAGCTTGCACGATATTACCAATGTAGGCCGTGGCCCTACAAAAGGTAATAAATAATACTGAAATAGTTTATTAAAGACAGAGGAGCATGGGGCTCCTCTTGTCATAGTTTAGAAAAGGAAAAGAAATGAAAAAACAATCTACAAAAACCGAAAATATTTGGGGCGATGATATCGATCCCGAAACACTCAAAAAAGCAAATGAACTAGCTGATAAGCAGTTTGATACTGAGTACGAGAAATTAGAAAAACCCGTAGCCCCAAAAGCAATTCAATCACAAGACTTTGACATTGAAGGTCTAATGACTGACTTTCCAACGGCAACTGAATTAGAACGATTTGTATATGATCAGACTGGCATAGTATTGAATTTAAAAGGTCGTGCTAACAAACTAAAATATCAAGTTGCAATGGATGTATTGAATGGTGTTGAAGTTGAACCAAAATATATTGGCGACAACAATCCATATATCAATAAAGCAGAAATGGTTCCAACTGAAGATTTGAAACCTGCTCCTGCAAGAAGTGTATATTTACCTGATAGAAATGAAGTACAAAATAGTTTTTACAGCCCCTTAGTTCCACATCCTGATGAAGAACAACGTGCACAAGGTAAAAAAGTGCATATGGTGTTTAGAAAATACAAGAATGGTGTAATCAGCTATGAAGTATTAGGACCATTAGAGCAAAAAGCTCATGGTGAGAAAGTTAACAAATATGGTCAAACAGTTCCTGAAATCATCAAATGGATTGATCCAAGAACCGGTGAGCAATTGTGTATGCGTGAAGATGGTACATTAACACCACAAGGTAGACGCTTGCGCGGTATGATGCAAACATTTAAAGTTAATCGTTCAAATCAGTGGGAAACCTGGATCGACAGAGAATTTATTAGTTTAGATGATTCAGCTAGAAACAATCCCTGGGATTTGGGAGACATTAAATGATTGACAAACTAACAGGTCGTGGCAAGATCATTAGATCAAGTGAAGCCAACAACCCAGACTTTCGCAATAGAGAAATTGAAAAAGCAGTTGAAGAAAACAAAGTAAAAGACACATTAATTATGCAAAAAGTAAATTTTGCACATCGTGAAGCTTTCAAAGAAAAGTTTCCTGGACAAATCGAACATTGCATGAGATTAACTGCTGAACGTTTGCAAAGTTTGTTAACAAGCAAGCCCGAAGATATGCGCAATACAATGACTTGGGATGGCTCACCAGATGAGATCAAATCATTGTGTGATGCATTGTATCATTTGAGCATTATGAATCAACATTATCCAGTTGAGGAGAAAGAATGAATATCAGTTGCGATGAAGAATCAGCATTTGATGTAGAAATTAACTTTGATCCATATAAGTTAATTTATCATGTGCTTTTTACATTAAACCATGATGAGACTGGCATACATAAAATCAAGTATAAATTGTCTGAAGATGATGCACAGTTATTAAGAGATTATTTAAATTCTAAAATAAGATGATAGGTACTGAAACTTTGATGTCTAGGGCATTGAGGTATGCAGTTGATGAAAACAATCTCACTATTGATAGTTTATTGACTATCCCAGGTCCACTAAAACAAAAATTAGAGGATCTGGCAATATCTATTGCAGATGATATGGTTTACAATCAACTCAAATACTTTAGACCATTCGAACATCAATTAAAATTCTTTAAGACTGGCGATAGTGAACGTCGTGGTATACTTGCCGCTAATCGTATTGGCAAAACAGTTTCAACTTGCTTTGAAACAGCTTATCATTTAACGGGACTATATCCAGATTGGTGGGAAGGTTATCGTTTTGATAAACCCATTACATGTATGGTAGCTGGTGAGGGTTGGAGTCAAGTTGCACTTGTACTACAGAATGAATTATTAGGAACACAAGATGTCAAGATCACAGATAATTTGGGCACAGGTGCTATACCTCGGGATTGCATCGTTACTGATACCATGCGTAATGATGGCGCTAATTGTATCGGCGTTGAAATACGTCATATATCAGGTGCTAACAGTTATTTACTATTTGCTAACTACACTCAAGAGGTTAGACAATTACAAGGTTTCAAACTTAACTTGGCTGTTTTTGACGAACAACCACCTGATGACTTTTTTAGTGAGATTGTTACCAGAACTGCAACAACGCAGGGAAAAGTCTTATGTTCATTTACACCATTAAAAGGTTTGAATGGATTGGTTAGTAAGTTTTGGAACAAAGAAGAAGGTTATGAATTCATAAGAGTAAGTTGGGATGATTGCCCAGAATACGACCCATGGGGAATGCCTTTCTTGTTAATGGAAACACGTAGACAATTAGAACGTGATTACTTACCACATGAACGTGATGCACGTATTGCAGGTAAACCTGTCATGGGTAAAGGTGCAGTATTTCAAATTCGTCAATGGCCCACTTATAAGACTGGTGAACATAACTTTGCAGAAATGCCAAACATTCAACGTATCATTGCACTTGACTTAGGATTAGTCAATGACAAAACTGTAATCAGTTTAATGTATTGGGAGCCCTACGAACGCACTGCATACTTACATAAACAATTAGTTGTTCAAGGTGTAGAAGAAGCAGTACCAACACAATATGTTAATCATTTGTTGAGACCAGAAGTATTTGGTACACCCATTGTGTTACCTCCTGATGCAAGCACACAAGGTCGTTATACAATGAGTAGTAGTTCAATACGTGAGTTATTTGAAAGTTATGAATTAAATGTTTATGAAAAAGCAATTATGAATCCACCTGATAGTGAAGGGCGTGTAACAAATCATAAAGCATATGGTATCAATCAAATGCGACAAATGTTAGAAGTTGGATCATTAATGATCAATGAGAATTGCACAAACTTTTTAAGTGAAGCACAAAACTATTTCGTAGATGAAAAGGGTAGGTTCAGTGATCCAGACGATTGCATCGATAGTTGTCGTTATGCATTGCTTGGTTGCTTGAATGGTATAGCAGAGCCCTGGGATAACAGAACACCTGCGCAACGCATGCGTGCCCAACGTGATCGTTATGTACAAAGAACAGATTTTAATAAACCCGCCTGGAAAAAGGCATACGACCCAAGCTAAGGAGAAAAATATGAGTAAAGGAAGTAGTAGAAGACCAACCGATCAACAAAAATACAATGATAACTGGGACGCCATATTCGGCAAGAAGCCCAAGGAACAACCCCCTTCGCAAAAAGATAAATAACATATAAACAAGGGTTTTCCAACATGCTGGATATCAAAAACATACCGATAGATAACATCAATAAAAATAAAGCCATTAACGCACGATTCGTACAATTAAAGAATCAAATGGACGTCAAGATGGCAAGCTACCTAAGATATTTGGGGACTAAAAATGCGGTTAATAGGGCCTCTGACTACCACTACTTGTGCCTTGCTGTTACTGATAGTACTGCCCCTGTCAATGGTATTGATTACATACATCCTAGCGTTAAGCCTGTCGTAGACTATGCTACTGCTGTTATTGCTAAAGGTCTTATGCCAAATGGTGAGATCAATTTTGAGTTTGTAGCTCAAGATGAGAATGATGAAGAAGCGTCAAGACAAGCAACTGAAATGGTTAAAAAGATAGTTAACCAAATGAATGATCCACACTTTATTTTAGAGCGTTGGGTTATGGATGCTAACATGCACAAAAATGGTATGATGATGATTAAACCAGTGCGTGAACAAATCACACGTTATGTTGAAACTGAAGGAACATTAGACCAACTAAAAGCTTTTGAACAACAAGCGTCTGAGGGTGGTCTAACCGCATTACGTCAAAGTCGTAGACGTATTCATGTTGACATACAAAAAGTTACACAAGAAGTGCAACAACAATTAAGTCAAATGAATCAACATCATGCCGGTAATATTATCAATGATTACATTAGTAAATTACAAGAAGGTGATGAAAATCCAATTGAAGGTATGGCACCCAATCTAGAAGGTCTACAAGGATCTTTGCAACAAGATGAACAAGATATATTAGATTCAGCAGTTAATCGCAATACAACTTATAGAGCAAAATACAAATTAACAGGTTATGGATTGAACATTAAGTTTCATCCCATAGCACAACACTATTGGATTTGTGATCCAACAGTTCCCGAAATGAAAGATCAACCATTCTGCGGATTCTATGATCCAATGACAATTCAAGAAGTATGTGAATTGTATCCTGGCGTTGATCTAGCTGAGATTGAAGTTCATGCTCAGTATAATATGAATGGTGCTTATCAAGCAGGTTCAGTATTGAATAACTTAGCTATTCATGCACGTGATAGCGTACCTGTTATGGGTATTCCTGTTAGTAGTGCAGCAAGTGCTGATCCAGATAGTAGAATGGTAAGTGTTGTTACAGTTTGGAATCGTTTTGATATCGACGGTGATGGTGAAATGGAATTAATTGAAATTGTATATACAGGTAGTTATATCATTTCAGCTAAAGAAGTTGAATTCATTCCAGTTGCTAATATGTGTCCCAAGCCCCTACCGGGGAACTTCTATGGTATGAGTATTGCTGAAAGTGTAATACCTATGCAAGAATACAACACATCCGCCGCACGTGCTGAGATACAATTAGGCTTATTAACTGCAACACCTAGAATTGGTGTTAAACCAGATCGTGTCGATTTCGAAATGATGCAAGACGGAGAAGCAGCAATATTCATCTTAGATAGCAAATTCGACCCTGCAAAGGATATCTACCAGATGCCTCCTCCAAGCGGCAATTTGCAATTCTTAGAAGTTGCAATGAATCGTATCCAACAGGATACAATGGCAATGGTTGGAATGACCACTCCACAAGATGTGTTTAATCCAGAAGTAATGGCACCTGGAAATTCAGGTGTCAAATTACAAATGGCATTATCACCAAACCAAATCATTCAAGACAATACAGTTCGCAATGCGGCTGAAGGATTGAAAGAAGCATTATGGTTAGTATGGCGTACATTGATTCAATATGGTGATGATTATGGCGTTAAAAAATTAGCACAACAAAGTCACCCAGATAAAAAAGCTGTGTTCTTAGATTATCAAGCTTGGGACGATATGAATTTCTGTGATAGAAAACAAATTCATACTGAATTGGCTTTAGGTATGAACAGTGAAGAAAATGCATTAGGTCGCTTGCAAATCATACAGAAATGCCAAAATGATTTAGCAGCTACAGTTTCTAATTTTGTTGCACAAGGTATATTGACACCTAGCTATTACAAGAAAATTAAGAAACCATTTGCAGATACATTGTATGTACTTGGTATCAAAGACTGTGATGTTTACTTACCAACTGATGATGAAGTTGCACAAATGATTAAACAAGGTCAACAAGCTGCTCAACAAAAACAACCAAGTGCACAAGATCAAAGAGATTTAAGTTCTGCTCAATTGAATCAAACAAGAGCAAAACAAATCGATGCAGAAATAAACGGACAAGATGCAAGAAGTCAATTAGACTATATGTCAGTGGCTCAGAATCATCCAAAAGTTTATTCGTAAAATA